AGCGCGTACTGCAGCCAGCGGCGGTGCACGGGCTCGACCAGCGACTCGATGAACCACTGCTGCAGCTCGAGCCACATGGTGCGCTCGCCTTCCAGGCCGAGCTGGCCGCTGCTGTAGTTGACGGCCTCGAGGTCGTTGCCCAGGGTGATGTAGCTGACGTTCAGGCCGCTCGCGACGCCGCGCATGCAGTCCTTGATGAACTGGCCGTACTCGATGTTGGGGTACTCGTTTTCGAACGGCACGGCCGCCAGGCCGGCGGGCAGTTGCTCCCAGGTGCCGTCCTGCAGCGTCTGGAACTTGCCGCCCTCGTCCTCGCCGTCCTGCATCGGCGCCGGGGGCGGTGCATCACCGGCCTGGGTGAACCAGCCGCCGCGCTTGGCGGACTCGCGGGCCTTGTTCAAGCCGGCCTGCGCGAAGTCCTCGAGCTGATACATGCGCTTGAGGGCCGTGGCCATCCAGGGCACGCCGCGCAGCTGGTCGATCTGCTCGGGCAGCATCAGGTGCAGCATGTCGGCGGCCGGCACGCGCTGGGTGGCGCCGGTGCGCAGGCCGGGCATCTCGGCACCCGGGTCCTCGACGCGCAGGTGGTAGGCAACCACGCGGCCGTCGGCATCGGTCTCAACGCCCTGGCGGATGCGGGCCCCGCCGGCCAGGTCCTGATGCAGGCCGATGGCCAGCGCGTCGGCGCGGATCAGCTGCAGCTGCACGCGGTGCGGGCCGCGCCCGGCCACGAAGCGCACCAGGCACTCGCCGTCGACCGCCACGTGGCGCAGCACCAGGCGCTGCACATCGCGCCAGGCGTAGCGGCCCGAGGTGTCGCAGTTGCCGCGCTTGCCCCAGGTCGCCCACGCGGCCTCGAGGTTGTCGTTGACCGTGGACTTGAGCAGCCCGGCGCCGGTGCGCACGCGCGACTGATAGCGCACGCCGTAGGGGCCGAGCACGTTGCTGTGCACCATGCCCAGGAAGCGCTTGGCGGGCCCGTTGTTCTGCGCGGCATCGCGGCTGCGCGCGCGCACCACGGCCAGGCCCGCCGAGGTGTCGGCGTTGATGTGCACCGAGTCGCTTGACCACGACGACACATCGGCCGTCGTCAGCGCGGCCAGCAGGCTGCGCTGCTGCGTGCGCATCTGCTGGTGCATGTGGCGCTGCTGCTCGATCAAGCCACCGACCCGCGCCTGCACGTCGGCCTGGCGCTCGAAACCGAGGCGCCGGGCGATGCGTGCGATCAGGCTGGGCTGAGTGGTCGACATGTGGCCGGATGATCCCGGCCGGGGCGGACATCGCCCCCCTGGCCATGTCCGAAAGTGAGGGCCGGCGCAGGCCCTCACCGCGGCGCGTCACATGCGCGTGTGGTAGCGCACCCGCGTTGACTCGCCGCGCGCCGCGGCCGACTGCGTCCGCTCCCGCGCGGCCATCGTCTCGGCGTTGTTGATGGCGCGCAGCAGCTCGGCCGTGGTCTGGTAGGTCATCGCCCGCCCGCCGATCGAGTAGCTGCCCACCACGGCCCGGCCGGACGCGATGTGCGCCGCGTAGGCGGCCTTGAGGTCGACCAGGATGCGCTCCCACTCGCCCAGCAGCGACCGCGCATCGGTGCCCGCGTCGGTCGGGTTGGGCAGCACCTGCACGCTGCCCGCGTCGACCGTGGTGCGCGCGCCGGCCAGGGTGTAGAGCACCTTGACCTGGTACGCGCCGGGCGGCCAGTCGGTGGTGCTGGCATCCGTGAACGTGAAGGCATCCCCGGCCGCGGTGCCGGTGATGGTGAACTTGGACGGTCCGATCAGCACCATCTGCGCCGACCAGCCGGCGGTGGCCGGGCGGGTGGCGTCGGTGAGGGTGGCGGTGTAGGTGTCGCCGGCGGTGTGGGCGGTCATGTATCAGAACTGCGGGTAAGGGGTCCAACCCATCAAGGCCTCGACGATCGCCTGAGCCCGCTCCGCTTGAACCAGCGCGTTCGGGTGAACCAGGTCGGTAAACATCCCATTCGCGTTGTAGATTGCCCAGTCCTCACCCCATCGGCGGTACATGTCGTACGAGGCCAGGCCGCTCACCTGCGCCTTCTTCCGCACGTACTCGCGGCGGGTATTCGCAAGGCTAAGTGCCTCCCCTTGCCAGCCTTGGTTTGGCCCGAAGACCGCCAGCAGGATGTCTCCACCCGCACCAGTGATGGCCGTGGTTAGGGTGTCGACCGCAGCGGGAAACGCGGTAGTCGCCGATGCCCCGGTGTCGTTCGTGCCAAGGTCGAATACTGTTAGGTCAGCCGCGATGGCATTATGGAAGCTGGCGGGTGTGCGCGTTCCAAGCGTCCAAGCGGCGGCGGCCGACCCGCCAACCGCGGCATTGATGATCGATATTGACGGGGACGTCGAATTCCACGTCTCGATGCCGACAATACCCACCGACCCGGACACGAATGCCAGGCGGATCGTGTGCGTTCCGAGGGTCGTTGTCAGGTTGGCGGTCGATGCGTAGGTGTCCGAGGCGGCACCGACGACGATGTTGTTGGCGGCCCCGCCGTCGATGGCCCATGAGTAGGTGCCGGTCGACGCCCCCACTTGGTGGATCACCCGGAAAGAGTCGAAAGCCTGCTGCGGGGTGAAGTCGATCGTCGCGCCAGTGGCGAATCCGTAGACCGCGCCGGACGCGACCCCCGAGAACACCGAGATGCCCGAACCCGAATAAACAACCCGCGAATCCAGCGAGCCATTCAGCGCCGCGCCGTGCGGCCCCATCGTAGACCCGTCGTGAGCGGGTATTCCCATTCCGGTGAGAATCTTCGCCATGTACCTGGCGGGGCATTGATCCGCCTGCGGAAGAATTTGGGTGCTGTCTCCCATGATGAGAATCTTCGCCCGCGCGCTGCCGGTGCGGATGTTGGCCAGGGCCTTCTTCCACTTCAGCAGCTTGATCTGCTGCACTCGGTCGCCAAACCGATACCAGTTGACCCCGTCGGAGTTGTACTGCGCGTACGGCGCAGCCGCCCCCACCATCGCCGTCTTGCCGCTGTTGCTGGCGGCAGGCGCTGACGAGATCAGCGTGGCAAGGTCCGCATATGGCCCGAGCGCTCCACCCCCTGCCGGCTGGTTCGTCCCCTGCTGATCCTCCCGCGCACTTCCGACGTCGACCGCGGCCCCGGTGCCGATCCACGTCAGCGCGATCGTGTCGGCCACGTCGTACTGAGTGCCGGCGGCGTAGAGCGTCCGGTCGGCGCCGAACGTGTTGCGAAGCATGAGGATCTGCATGGAGGCCTTGCGTCGTGGTGTCTCAGATGAGCGGCCACTTTCGCGCGCGAGGCGGACATGCGCCGCCCTGGCGTGTCCGAATCTGCGTCAGCCCTCGCGCCGCAGCTGGGTGATGACGCGGCGGGCGTGGCGCTCGCTGATGCCCAGTCGCTCGCTGATCTGGCGCGTGGTGAGCACCGGGGCCAGCTGCGCCACGCGCTCGGCGGTGGGCAGCTCGGGCGTGCGGCTGATGAGGTGCACACCCCCGCCCAGCCCGGCGCGCAGCTTGCGCTCGGCCGCGCCGAGGGCGTCCTGCAGGCGATCGGGCGGTACTCCGGTGGCCTCGATCTGGGCGCGGACGGTGCGGAGGATCAGGGTCAAGGTGTCCATGTGGCGGCGGGTCAGCGGCGCGAGGCGCGCATGCGTTGCAGGTGGGCGATGTAGTCGGCCGACGCGGTGCTGGTGACCGGCCGGGCCGGCGCGCGGGCGCTGGTGATGATGGTGACGGCGGGCGGCACGGCGATCGGGTCGGCCGGCTTACCTGACAAGGCGGGCAGCTCACTGGATAGCGGGGCCAGCTTGCTGGATTGCTCGACTTGCACCGGATCGCAAACTTCCGGCGCCTGGTCGTTGTCGTCGTCCGCCCCGTCGTCGCCGTCGTCGTCACCCTTAGCCGGCAGCGCCGCGAACAGGTCGGGCGTGTCGTCCTGCCCGCGCAGCTTCGCCTCGGCGCGCGCCCAGTCGGCCGGGACCCAATTCGGGATGCCGATGTAGTGCGCCATGGCCAGGGCGTAGACGGCCTTGTCGAGCTCCTCGTTGGCGGCGCCGGCGCGCTTGACCCACTTGGTGCGCGGGTAGCCGCCGACGATCTGCGTGACCATGCGCTCGGCGGTCAGCTGCTCGAAGGCCTCGGCCGGCATGTGCTTGCTCAGATGCACGTAGCCCGCGCCCGGCTTGGTGAGGCGCAGGCGGGCGTAGATCGTGCCCTTGGCCAGGTCGGTGCCGATCTTCCACAGCCGCACGCCGCGGCGGACCAGCGTGCCGCGGTAGTCGACGTCCTGCATGGTCGGCCGGCCGAGGATGCGGTCCAGCTCGCGCCGGCCCTTGATCGCCAGGATGTGCCGGTGCGCACGCGACCGGGCGTACCGGTAGACCGCCTGGGTGACGGTGCCGTCCGACGAGTCGATCGCCGTGGCGCGGATCATCATTTGCCGGCCGTTGGCGTGCGGGATCGGCTGCGCCAGGTACTCGTCGAGCTCGTTCCACGGGCTGTCGGGCTGGCCGTGCTCGACCTCCGGGTCGCCGTAGATGATGCGGCGGTCGACCAGCTGCGATTCCTCGCCGCGGCCGTAGCCCCACACCGACACCTCGAGGCGCGCATTGGCGCCGCGCTGCACGTCAACGGCCGCCACCAGCACCAGGATTTGCGGCAGCACGCGGCGCAGGGGCCAGTCCTCGGAGCGCTGCTGCAGCACGCTGTGCGCGACGCTGTCGCCGCGTTCCTCGTACGTCTCGGCCAGCGTGGTGTTGACCCAGGCCTTGATCTTGGTCTGGTCGCCCTGCGCCTCGGCGGTCTTGGCCTTGTGCCACTCGGCGACGATGTCGGCCCATGACTTCCAGCCGGCCGGGCTGTAGAGCTTGTTGAGCTGGAAGCCTGCCACCGTGCCGCCGCCGGCGTCCGGGTTGCGCGGCGCCCACTGGCCGTCGGCGAGCATCGCGGTCTTGGTGGCCTCGACCGCCGCGGCGCCGCAGGCCTCGCAGATGTGCACCGCCGTGTCGGGCCGCGGCTCGCCGGTCAAGGTGCGCAGGAACTGCAGGCCGTGCGCCCGGCCCTCGCCCCACACCAACTCCTGACGGTGGCCACAGTGCGGGCACGGCACCAGGTAGCGGCGCTGATCGCTGGCCAGGTACTCGGCCTCGATGCGGCTGGCGCCCTTGATGGTGGGCGTGGAGCACAGCAGCAGCTTGCGGTCGTGAAAGTTGCTCAGGCGCTCCCACACCAGCGCGAGCGGGTCGCCCTCGCCGTCGACGTCGAGCGGGTAGCCGTCGATTTCGTCGCACAGGGCCAGGCCGAGCGGCTTGGACGCCAGCGAGCGCGCCGAGTTGGCGCCCGCGAAAAACAGCGTCGCCACGCCGGCCAGGCTCTTGGTCTGCCAGCTGTTGGACTCGTCGCGGCTGGTCGGCCGCGGCAGCTGGGCCAGCACCTCGGGCATCTTGCGCACGGTCGGCTGGAAGCGCTCGCGGCTGTGGTCGCGCGCATCGCCGAGCGTGGGCTGGACGAACAGCACATCCTGAGGGGCGCGGTGGATGCGCTGAAAGACGGTGTTGTAGAGCACCTCCGTCTTGCCCAACTGCGTCGCGAACTGCATCACCACGCGCTGCACGCCCGAGCCCTCGGACATGCACGCCATCGGCTCGCGCAGGTAGGGCGTGCGGCTGGTGCGCCAGCGGCCCTTCTCCGGGCCCTTGACGATCTCGCGGAACTGGTCGGCCCAGTCGGCCACCGACTCACGCGGCGCCGGGCGCAGGTGCTGCGTCCAGATGCGGCGCACCAGCCGCACGCCCTACC